CTTCGGAGTGGTGGCCGGTTCAAAATATTATGAACATTGGAAATAAATATGGTCTAAAAGCAAAGGAGATTAAGTGAAAGATAACTTTAAGACCTCATTTGCAAGAAATATATTCTATAATAAATATGCCCAAGGAGGCAACGATACTTGGTATAACCTAGCTGCTAGAGTTACTGAAGATGTAGTAGGTACTATGAACGGAACTCAGCATAGACTAATGTCCCAAGATGAACAAGACTACTTAACCCAACTTATTGACGAACAGAAATTTATACCCGGGGGGAGGTACCTATACTATGCTGGTAGAAATCTTCATTTCTGGAACAACTGCTATCTCCTCCGCGCTGAAGAGGACACGAGAGAGGAGTGGGCTAGCCTTACTCAGAGAGCCATGTCCGCACTCATGTCGGGCGGCGGCATTGGCGTCGATTACAGTATCCTTAGACCTTCTGGACGGGCTCTTAGCCGCACTGGAGGGATTAGTTCTGGCCCTATACCACTTATGCACGCTATTAACGAGGTTGGTCGTAATGTTATGCAAGGGGGCAGTAGGCGCTCTGCGATCTATGCTAGCCTAAACTGGCAGCACGACGATATTGAGGAGTTCCTAACGGCTAAGGACTGGCAGCACCAGATGATCCATGATGGGTACTCGGCATGGGACGCTAAGCAAGATAACTTTAACTATCCAGCACCCTTGGATATGACCAATATATCGGTAAATTATGATAATGCTTGGGCTACTAGGTTTGGAGATCCAGAACATGACCTAGAGGCTAGGTCTACAGATCCTATATTCCTTAAGAACGTACGCCAAGCCCTAATGACCGGGGAGCCGGGCTTTAGTTTTAACTTCGGAGATAAAGAGAATGAGACGTTGCGAAATGCATGTACTGAAGTTACGTCAGAAGATGACTCTGACGTATGCAATCTTGGAAGTATCAATCTCGGCAATATTGAGAGTCTGGAAGAGTTCCGTACTATTGTGGGACTGGCCTCCAGATTCCTCGTTTGCGGCACAGTACGAGCTGACCTGCCCTATGAAAAAGTTAGTAAAGTTAGAGAAAAAAATAGAAGGCTCGGTCTCGGTCTTATGGGAATTCACGAATGGCTCTTAAAGAGAGGAGAGAAGTATGAAGTTACTCCAGAACTACATAAATGGTTGGAAGTATATCGTGACGAGTCAGAAGCTTCTGCTAATGAACACTGTGACAGGCTTTACCTTTCGCACCCTGTTGCTTATCGCGCTATCGCCCCTACTGGCTCCATTGGTATTCTGGCTGCTACTACTACTGGCATTGAGCCCCTATTTGCTGTTGCCTATAAGCGTAGATATCTTACGGAAGGAACGAGATGGAAATATGAATATGTTGTTGATGCGACTGCGGAACATCTCATTAGCGACCTTGGCATTGAACCAGAAAATATCGAAACAGCTCTCAGCCTCGCAGGAGATCCAGAGCGAAGAATCAAGTTCCAAGCCGATATCCAAGACTACGTAGATATGAGTATTAGTTCTACTATTAATTTACCTAAGTGGGGGTCTAAAGATAATAATGAAAACAAAGTTGAAGGATTTGCTAAAACACTTGCTAGTTATGCTCCTCGCCTTCGTGGTTTTACTTGCTACCCGGACGGGTCTCGTGGAGGTCAACCTCTTACAGAAATGCCCTATGAAGAAGCAATGAAGCATAAGGGTGTAGTTTTTGAAGAGAATGATATATGTCTTATTGGCGGTAAAGGAGGAGTTTGTGGTGAATAGAGTAAAACTAGAATTGGAGCCGTCTGCGGACATATCAGAAGCATCTTTACAGCACGCTATGGATAAACTTATAGAATATAACTTATCCCAGAAAAAGAGCGCCAACTTTTCATACAGAGTGCTGCTATGTGCCTCCCAAGATATGGGAGTAGCAGTAATTCTAGCGCGCTGGGTGGGTGCGGGGATAGAAATATCCCCTACCTATAAAGAGGACGAGTGGTCTTTAGAGGAACACCAGTATTTTGACGACTCAAGAGAGCAAAGAACTGTGGCAGTACATTCTCGTGGAGCATGAATTCAGGAGTAAGTTTGAGCAAGTGGTAGCAGACCAACTGACCAAGCATAGTGTACACTACGCCTACGAACCTTGGACTATAAACTGGTTTGATAAAGCTCCGGGGTACTCCTGTGCTGATTGCTCTTCTAAAGAGTGCTACAAAGAGAGGTGGTATACTCCAGATTTTGTTCTAGACTCCGGTATTATTATTGAGGTTAAAGGTAAATTTACGGCAGCTAATAGGAAGAAACATAAAGCCCTAAAAGAGCTACACCCTGAATTAGACATAAGGATACTATTTATGAGAGATAATTGGCTTACAAAACAACATAGTATTAAATACTCTACTTGGTGTGAGCAAGAGGGTATTGAGTACGCTATTGGAAGGATACCCGACGCATGGCTGATATAATAGAAAGCGACCAGTGGGAGACTCCTGATGATTTATACAATGAATTAGATGAAGAATTTGAATTCTATTTTGATGCTGCTGCGTCTAAAAGTAACGCTAAGAGACTAGAATTTTCTTCTGATTCCCTAGAATTAGACTGGAGCGTTCTAGGCCCGGTATGGTTAAATCCCCCCTATAGCCGGGGCAACATAGATAACTTTATAGAGAAGACAGTACAGGAGTATTTAAAGGGCACAACCATAGTTACCTTAACTAGGTTTGATCCTACTACTTCGTGGTTTAAACTAATAGATGAATACGCCCAAGAAATAAGGATGTTAGCAAGGAGAATAAAGTTTAAGGGCGCTAAAGATAGCTACAATTTCCCATGCTGTGTAAGTGTGTTTGGAGAATTAAATCATGGGCCGCAGTATAGGATGTGGGATTGGGACGAAGAGAGGTATTATTACAATGGCTGATATAAGACTAACGTCACTAACTGTCAGTGAACATAGATTCCTCATAGAAACTCTAGAGGAAATAAAAGCCTATATCCATTCGGGCGACGATGTTCAAGACCTATTGGACATAGTGGATAGCTCTATAGATATACTAAGTAACCCTGTGTTCTACACGGAGGATATAGATATTGAAACAGACTAAGCTAGAGTCCTTCTTAGAGATATGTCTAAATATAGCTACGGGGTTTATAGTATCCTATATATTCTGGACATTCTACTTAGTAGATTGGATAAAATCAGGGTATGTAACTATAGACGATAATTTTCTGATAACATCAATGTTCACAGTTCTTGCTGTGGCTAGGGGGTATATATGGAGACGACTGTTCAACCGTGGGGCCCACAAAGCTGTCCACCAGCTGGTAAAGAAACTATGCAGGACGTAGTAAATCATCCTAGTCATTATACCTCTCACCCGTCGGGAGTAGAGTGTATTCAGGTTACTGAGCACATGAATTTCTGTATAGGCAACGCCATTAAATACTTATGGAGAGCGGGAAAGAAGGACGCCACTGTACAGGATTTAGAGAAAGCTAAATGGTATATTGAGAGAGAAATAAAAAGGATAACTAATGAAGCCTAAAATAATCCTATGGGATATCGAAACTTCCCATTTAGAAGTACGCTCTTGGTCTCTTTGGGACAAATATATTCACCACGAGAATATCATAGAGGACTGGTATATAATCTGTGCTGCCTACAAGGAGCTAGGCAAGAAGAGGGTACACTCTGTATCCCTACTGGATGATCCCACTAGATTTGGGCTTAACCACAAGGATGATTACCACGTCATAGAGCACATGCACGAGGTACTGTCTGGTGCTGACGCTATTATCCACCACTTTGGGGATGCCTTTGATATCAAGAAGTTCAATGCTAGGGCTATATACCACGGATTTGATCCTCTGCCTAGTATAGTTCAAATTGATACAGTTAAGATAGCCAAGTCCAAGTTCAAGTTTACATCTAATAAACTAGACTATCTTGGGGCGTACTTTGGTATAGGCAAAAAAATACCCACAGATAACAATCTATGGGTTAGGTGTGAGAACGGAGAAAGAAAGGCCATTAAGGAAATGGTCAAGTACAATAAACAAGATGTACTGTTACTGGAGAAGGTTTATGAAATTCTTAAACCATATGTTCCTGCTCGCCTCAACTTCAATCACTTCACGAGTGATAGGGTTTGTCCTACTTGTGGCGGGAATCATCTTACTATTAATAAACGCAGACTTACACGTGCTGGTAAAATGATACAGTTACAGTGCCAAGACTGCGGGGCGTACTCTAGTTTCCCAGAAAGTAAAACAGGTAAGGAGGGAATAATACGGTGATTAGAGACGACTATAAATATCTAGTAATTAAACGAGCCGATGTTATGAAATATCTATCTGAAGAAGATAGGGCGCATTTTTCTAAATGCTTATCAGACATAGCACTAGGACGCGCTTCTGATAAGAAATCTGTAACAACCAAATTTGTAGTAGTTGCTGATGATTGGCCTATGTATGATACAACGTGGAAGCTTATAGAGGAGTGGGTGGATAATGACTGTATATGAGATAACCGAAGCAAGACTTAAGGCTTGGGCTAATAAGTTCGTTACTCTGTACCTAGAGGGCGGAGAAATGATGGCCGGAAAGTGGCTTAGTGAAGAGGTGCCAGAGGAATTCCACGAAGAGATTCAGCCCTACGTTGAGGGTGAATTTGAACAGAAGGGGTATGAGCTGAAATGAAAAGTATAATTTTTGCCTTACTACTCTTATTTTCAGCAAATTCACTTCGTATATCCCAATCACCCACTAAATAAAGCGCGTCTCTTTTTGTCTCACTATGAGGATCTAAAAATTGCTGAACCCCCCTTTTATTCCGAATACCATTTGCTAAATCAGAATTACGTGCTGCACCAAAAAATCGCGTACCTCCATCAGATTCGGGCAGAGCGAGCCGCTAAAGGCTTGTGCATTACGCGCAGAAAGGAAATCAAATGCGCGTAGCCGAATTCGTATATGAGCCGAGGGCGCCTTTTGTAAAATTCCATAACCGCGACAAGCGCTACTCCTGCCTCGTCATCCATCGGCGTGCGGGCAAAACCGTAGCGGCGATCAATGACCTGATCATCGGGGCGCTGGAG